TCGGTGTGATCTGCCAGCTGATGCCGGACACGACGCCCTCGAACTCAAGGGTGGCGGTGCTGCCCTCGGGCCGCAAACTCAGCGTGCAACTGTCGCCGACGCTGTACTTTACGAGCTGCCAGCCGTCGTTGTCGCCCTCAACGATGGGCTGCATGCCAATGTTGCGCACGTTTAGCGGCGGTGCGCCGTCGGTGCCGTACTGCTCGAGGAACGCTTGCGCGATCGTCAGAGTCGCGGCGTCGGTTGTGCACAGCAGTCCGCTGCGCGAAATGTTGCGGGCACCGAACGCTGCGATATTGGCCGAGGCTGTCTGCTCAGTACCACCGACTGAGGTGAACGCCGCCTGCGAGTATGAGGCGGTCGTGCCGCTCGCGAAGTCGACAGTCTGGAAGTAGTGCGGTTCCGTGCCCGAGGTGGCAAGGCGGGCATCCCACAGGTTCAGCGCTGTCAGCTCATTTACGCCGGTCACGGCTTCGCTGATCGGCACCTGACCCCTCGATCGGAACGTGACCGAGTTGTACGGTGTCGTGCCGTCCACAGGCAGCCCGTGGCGCACGTACACGTCGCCGCCGTTGCTGTGCTCGATCGTCGTCAACAACGCGCCAGCAGTGCCCGTGTAGCTGCTGACGGCCTGGAGCGTGTCGCCGGCGTCGCCCGACGGGTTCACCACAGCGTTCTGGTCGATCTGTGCGCTGATCGACGTTGCGGCAGTGAGCACAGCGTCGAGCTCGGCTTCGGCGGTTCCTGACGACACCGACAGCCCAGACTGGAAAGCCAACGTGCCCAACATCGTCAAGGCGTCCACCACGGTCACCGTCACAGTTGCCTCGTACGTATCGACAAACTTGTACTGGATGTCGGCGACGACACCGGTGAACGCTGCTGGCGGGCCGTGAGTCCAAGTCGGTGCGCCTGCCCCGGTTACGTCGGCGTACAGCTGAACCTCGACACCGAGGAACCGAGCGTTCGAGTAGGTGCCGCCAGCGTCGGGCGTGTACTTGCTCGTCGTGTTGTCGAGCTCGAGCACCATCGTGCCGCCCGAATACGTCAGGGCGTCGCCCCGTTTGCCATAGGACACGGAAGCGCCCAACACGTCACCGATCGGCACCGCAGCCGGGTCTGGGCCGCCGTCCTTGTCGACCGGCTGAAACGTGAGCGCCCACGCCCAGGTCGCCATGTCAGAGCTGTCCGGTCAGGATCGGGACCGTACCGCCATGCGCCCGTGCGTAACGTTGCAACGCTGCCACCACGTCGGCACCATCGGAACCGGGCGGCATGTTCACGGTCACGTTCATGCCGCCACCCATGCCGCCAACACGATCCAGAGGCACCACAGCCTCCGGGCCGGCCTCGCCGATCAGCGCCAACGTTGGGCCTGTCACGATCCCGCCTTCGGCCAGACCGGGAATGTTGCTGATAAGGCCGCCGATGCCGCCGATGGCTTCGCCGATGATCGAGCCGCCTGGTATGAGCGACTCAAGGGCTGACATGACTGCGCCCGGTGCGGCTTTGATACCGGCGATGATGCCGTCGACGATCGCTTTGCCGACGTCGTAGAGGGCATTGAAGATGCCGGTGATGGCGTCACGGAACTTGTTGGGCAGGTCCATGACGAACGAGATGAGCCCGCCGATGGCGTCGATGATGTCGCTGAGTACGCCGCCGACGTCGTCTTTGAGGAACTGGAAGATGCCAACGATCAGGTCGATGTTGGCTCGTATGCGTTCGTAGAGCAGCTGGATGATTGTCACGACGGTGCTCACGACCGTGTCGACAATGTTGCGGAACGTCTCGAAGTTTTCGTAGGCGTACACAATGCCAGCGACGACAGCGGCGACAGCGGCAGTGACGAGCACAAACGGTGAGAGAAGCGCCAGGAACGCTGTGATGAGCGAGTAGATGGCGGTCACGAGCACGACACCGATGACGGTTGCGACGCCTGCGATGATCGGTTTGTTGCGTTTCATCCAATCTTCGATCGGTGCGAGCTTCGTGCGTAGCACGGTGACGACGCCGGCGAGACCTTCTTCGCTGAATGCTGCGACCAGGTCCTCGATGACGACGAGCACAGCTTCAATCGCTGGCATCAGGCCGACTTTGACACGGTTTGTGAGCACAGCGAACCGGTCGCTGAGCGTCAGCATCCCGTCGGCTTGTTGTGCGACAAGGCCCGTACCGTCGCCGAGTAGGTTGCCGAAGTTCTGAAGGTCAAAGTTGCCGCTGCGGATGGCTGCGGACAGGCGTTGTGCGCCCTCGGCCCCGAACGCTTGAGTGGCAAGATTCAGCGCTTCGGTGTCGCTGGTGGCGGCCTGGATAGCGGCGACAGTTTCCTCCAGCGCTTCGCGTGGTTCGCCGCCCGCTGCGGCGATGTCGCGTGCGAACTTGTTGAGGCCCGGTGAGATGCGGGTGACGTCGATGCCTGCCTGCTCGAGGCCGCCCATGAGCGCTGTGGTTTCCTCAAGCGAGAAACCCATATTGGCGAACACGGGTCCAAACTGTTCGACGCTGCCGAGGAGCTCGTCAAGTGGCCGGCCGGTTTGCTGTGCGACTCGGAGCAGGTCGCCGAGGGCTTCGTCGGCGTTGTTTTCGCCGAACACGGTGAGCGCCGAATCGGCGATGGTGATTGCTTGCGAAACGTCGGTGCCAGCGACGCGTGCAAAGTCAAGGAACAGCTGCGTTTGTTCCTCGAGTTGTTTGCCAGTCGTGCCAAAGTTGGTAGACACGTCGGCGAGGGCGCGTGACACGTCGTCGAACGAGTCTGGCACGTCGGTGGCGACGCTGCGTGCGGAGTCGATCAGGCCGTCGAGGGCGTCGCCGGATGCGCCAGTGCCAGCGATGATGTTGTTGCGCATCGTTTCGATGTCGCCACCGATGTCGATCGCCATTTTGCCGCCAGCGATCGCCGCACCAGCAAAAGCGAGTTTGGCTGCGCTTGAGAACTTTTGCAGCTGGGTTTGTGCGCCGGTCAGCGACCGCTGGAAGTTCTTGGAATCGCCGAGAATGGCGACGTTTATGACGCTGGTGCCGACAGCCATGACCTGATCCTAGAACGCCTTCCGGATGATCTCTCGGACTTGGTCGTCGTAGGCTCGGACGACAGCTTCACGGCGATCGTCGAGCGCGTCGTACATGAAAGGCTGCGGGCGTATGCCTCGAGCGCCCCAGCCGAAATGGATCGGCCCGGCGTATGGCACCGAGCTTGGCCCGGATTTGCGGTTGTTGCCGGCACGGACACGGGCAGCGGTTTTCGTGCCCGAGCCTCGAATCGAACGCTGGAGGCGACCTCCGTTTGGCCCAGGCCTGACCGGCACTTTGCGTTTTGCTGAGTCTGCGACGTCGTCGGCGAGGCGTTTGTGCAGCTCTTTCAGGTCGCTCATGTCGTCGCCGACCTCACGAAACGCTCGCCGCAGTTTGCGGCCGCCTTCGATTTGCAGTGCTGGTTTCATGTCAGCGCCTCCTGGAGGCTTTCTCACGCTCTCGGGCTTGTTCTCGCAGTATTGCGTAGAACGCCCGTATGACCTTCGGAGAGGCCGCCTGAAGCTCGCTGAGAGGCTGCCCTGTGGCGAGGGCGAGCGACGCTAGCTGATAGGCGGCCCCTCGTCGGCTAAAGGGTCGGTGTCGCTCTCGAAGTTCATGTCGGCGAGTTGCTGCTTGAACTTGTCGAACGTTGGCACGGTGAGGCCGTCGGCTCGGCGGCATTCCCACGCGAGCCAGCACAAATGCTCGAGCTTCATTTGTTCGAGCGCTTTGATACCGCTGTCCAGCTTGAAGTAGAGCTCCATGCGTAGCACGGTGCCCATGTTGGGCGTGCTGCGCACGGATTCTGTCTCGCCTTCCAGTCTTGACGTAATCGTCAGGTCGAGCATGTTGCTCTCTTTCTGCTATGACGTGGCGGTGGTGACCGCTCCGCTCATCGGCCAGGTGACCGAGATGGTGGCGAGGTCGGCGACGCCGCCGTCAATGAACGGCACCTCGGTGACCAGGCAGCTGACCGACTTCTTCGGGTTCGTGGCGGCTACAGCGTCGGAGGTCGGGGTGACTTCGACGGTGGTGACGGTGCCGAGCAGCGTGTCGAGG